ACCGTGGCGCTGTAGAAGTAGGTCATACTGGGTCGCTTGGTCATGCTACGGGTGATTTCGTTCTCTCTCCAGTACGTGCTCTGGATAACGAAATCCTCCTTGTCCAAGTCCAGGATAACCTTCTCGTCCGTACGGCGCTTCACGTCCATGTACAAGTCCGCTTTCTTATCGTTACCCTCCCAGTATAGGTTCGTCAAGCGTCCGCCCACAGGGTCTCTCAGGAGCGCGGAGAGATGTTGTCCACCTGAGTTTGTAGCGTCCATAGCCACTGGGATTCGGCTAATATACTCTTCTGGGCATCCAGAACGCACAGCATTAACCAGGTCGATAGCGGCGGCCAATAGGCACCAAGGGCTGTCCGCGGAGGTGAAAGCAGGGCAATCAAACGGTGAAACTGTAAGCTGCTCAATCTCTGCAAAGTTCGCATCAACCCAAGCTGCGCGGTCTTCGAATAAGGTCTTGTCATAACCAAAGCATGTGGCGACATGCACCTTGAGCCAGAATAAGCCGCGATCACCCAGAGGTTTTCCTCTGCCAAACTCAAGAAGGGCTTTCTGCAAATCAGAACCTTGAGGGTGCAGCGAGGACTTGAAGTACAACCGGTACCGCCAATCCACGCAGGTTGGGAAGTACAGAGCTTTCTCATCTTTGAATTCCTCAGCCATTTCTAGCGTGGTCAACAGGCTACGTAGTTGCGACACACGCTTACGGTCTGCGCTGTACCATATGGACATACGCGTCTTCCACTCACCGAAGCGGTCCAGTTCTTCATCGGTGTAGTTCTCTTTTGGTACTCCGTCCAAGTACCACTCCGGTTTAGGCTCTGGCACTGAGCGGGGCATACCTATCCCAATACCCAGGGCCCGTGCTTCTTGCACCAGTTCCAGTATGCGCTTATTAATACGGTATGGGGTTTCCTGTGCCTTATTAAGCGCCTTCTTGATGCCATCCGCGGACTTGAATGCTTCCGCTACTTCGCGGAGACGCGCGCGGTCAATGTGAGAATTATGATAGGTACCGCGATTGTCGATAGGGGTAAGGTACCCGCCATCCCACATAGTGGTGTGCTGCACCGGTGGCACCAGCATAGGCGGCTTCATGGTTACGGTATCAGCGGACTCTACCAGTTTCTGGAAGGCCTCCATAACATCGTCAGCCGGGTAGAGCATGCTCAGGTTCCCACTACAGTTCTTCCATTGGAACAGGCCAGTCTCAAACACCGCGGCACATAGCAGCCGACCTACTGAGATATTCTGGGAGTTGGTCCATGGCTCGTGCCCATAGTGCACGTTCTCAGCACTGGCCCGCAGCGTACGCAGGATGTGCGTAGGAGACTTGGTTTTACGCTCCGTGAGGTACTCGTACACACGGTCCATGTATGCGGGAGCCACGTTGCGTAGCTGCAGCGCCAGCAGCTCCGACTGTACGTTACGGCCCAGCGCAGACATTACCGCCTGCGCAGTCTGGCGGCGACTGGCGGACTCGCCAGGGGCGACGCTGAACGCCTCAAACATTGTGCACAGGCTCAGGGTGGTCAGGACATCCAAGGGGACTAAGCGCAGGAACCGGCGGTACTTCCCGCCAATGCCAGGGGCTTTGACATTTCGCATCTCCTCGATAGCGGCAGCAGCCACCTCATATGCTGAGGTGAGCATACGCTGCGTCATCGGCAGGTTCATAATCCCACCGTTCTGCAATGCGTCCGTAATCAGCTTACGTGCTCGCTCGATTCCGCGAATCTTATAGGTCTCTTCAAGCTCCAGCTGGCGTTTCACCAGCGCTTCCTCTGGTACTACAACCGTATTCAGGGCGCTAATCATAGGCGCTTAGTCTCCTTGGTTATGTCCGGTACTTCTAACTACTGATTGCGACTCACCCAGAGATTGTACATCTCCAGGTAGTCTTTAGCGGAGCTTTCGTCGCCCCGTTCTACTGCTTTCTGCCACATCCCGTGGCACCACTCACTTGGCGTCAATGCACTTCCCCTTGTGCTGGTAGTACAACTCTAAGTACTTATCAGATTTAGCAATATCCTGCTCCAGCTTATCCTTGTTCCCGGCGCGCAGCCGGTACTTGAGCCGGTTCCCTAAACAGTAACCGTAGAACTGCTCTTGCGTCATACTGCGGGCAATCACCTCGATTGCCTCCAGGTCCGGGAAGAACTGGTAGTGCTGCGGGGAGTTTACTGCGTCAGGTGCTTTAGGTGTAGGCAGCGCTTCTGGTATGCTGGGCGTACTCACCACGTCAAAGTGGTCTACGTCCCAACCATAAGGTAGGTAGTCCAACTCTATAATCTCCGCATTAAAACGGGTAGCAGTTATCGTATGCACAGCACCTTCTGGATGGTCTTTGAATCGCATGCGCCAGTTGTCATCTCGGCGCGCGCGCTTACGTACTACTTTATCACCAACTTTTAACTCACTCATTTAATAGTCTCCCGTGCTTTGCGCCGTGCCCTGGCCTTGCGGGCCTTGAGCTTCTGTGCCTGTGCCAATTCTTCTGGCGTCTTGTGTGTGTAGTATAGCATATCCGTAGGTTCACGGTCTAGGTAATCGGCGACCCTACGTAGAGATTCAGCAATAGCCCTAGAAGATTGCATGCTACCAACAATCCAGCGCCCAGCGGCAGATACCACTTTGCCTTCTCCGCCGTTACATGAACGGTGCAGTGCGCCCCTAATACGCCCAGTGAGGTGGCAGTGGTCGACTACTACAGAATCACCAGTCACCCCTTTGATTGTAAAATCTAAGGGTCTACCACATAGGGGGCATACGCCCCCCTGGTCCTTGGCTAACTTCATAGCTACAGAGCGAATTTGTGCCCGGGTTATTTTACGTGTCGCCATGACTCCCCCACTAACATTCTATAAGTGCTAGCCATACCCATATTTAACCGCTTAGCGATAGCGGATGCACCCCACTCTCGGTCCTGTGGGATGTGCATCTGCCTAAGGTAACGTACTGCGTCGTCGTTTAGCTTGGCTCTGCCGTTCTTGGTTCCGCGCAGTGCGGTGGCTTTATTGTTACCGCGGCCGCATTTGTACTTATAGGTTGCATTAGTTTTGTGCGTCCCTGCCTTTAGATGCTCTGGATTAATACAGCGCGGGTTATTACACAAGTGTTCTACCACGTCTGGCATGAAGCCGTGCACATCATAAAACACAACTCGGTGCTTCGTGGTACTCTTTCTCATCCCGCCCACCTTATACCAAGCAGTGGCGTAACCTAGACCCATGCCTTTGCATCCATGGTCTATACAAGGTGTACTCATTACCATACCTGAATCTCCCCCACTACATCCAGCATAGCATTGTCGTGAATGAGAGAATCCAAATGCTCAACCGTTCTTCGATGTGTTTTGGGTGCTCGTTCACGCAGCGCATCCAGAATAGTTTCAAGTTCATCATGTTTCCCCTCGTAGTATAACTCAATCGCCCGCAGGCTCATTTCCTTCGCAGACATCTTCGCCATAGTTAGCAAACTCTCCAAATTGAATATCCGCAGCCCTCCGATAGGCTGCGTGAGCTGCTTCGGCGCTGCTGTACGTACCCAGGGACTTGCCCCTCAACCTGGCTTCATAGTTTCCAGCCGCGGTCTTGCGCACTCCTTTGGGTAGTTCTTTTCCAGCCCACCTCTTAGAGTTGGCCGAATTTAAAACGTAGGTAGACTGTCTAAGATTACATATCCGATTATCATCTCGTCTGTTGTTTATGTGGTCTAATGGCCCGGCTGGCTTAATTCCGCAGTGCAACTCCCATGCTACTAGGTGGGCCAGTTCGTGCTTTCCGTTAATACGTATTTGCCTATAGCCGTCCTTGCGTATGCTGCCCAGAGGCCTACCAGGAGGCCACCTGTTATTTGCACGGACAGTGCGGGTGATGTGCCCCGTTTCCGGATTGTATTCCAGGCCTAGGAGTCTGGGTTCTCTTGTACCCACTTTATATGCTCCTCGTGATATTGATGAAGAGAGTGAACCCAATCCCGTAAGCTGGGAGTGGTTAGACATTCCATTAGATACTTGTAGGCGCAATCATCTGTGTTTCTCCTTAACCACAAGCACTGCGCCTCTGCGAGTACGTCTTGGTTGTTTCGAGCATAAGCCGCTACAACGAATTCTGCGGCGTCCTGCTCTGAGGTAATAGGGTAGATAGCATCAAAGGCCGTTCGCTTCCCACAGAGCTTCCCATCAAGCAATGTGATGCCTTTGACGTTATCTGCGTCATCTCCTGCTAGCATCTGCCACCAGAAGAACTTAGTGCCGTGTGCCCGTACCGGCATAGCCTGGGTATCATCCCACTTAATCCAGCCGAATGGGTTATCCAAGGCAGGCCATACGGTTCCGGTTGGGATATCGAATCGGGCCATAGGGCTGAGCCAGGAGTCCTTGTCCTGCGACATCAGGATCCCCCGGTCCCCGAAGCTGTACGAATCCATTATGAATAGGTCGTCGGCCTCGAAGTAGTCGCTGCTGACTACCTGAATACCCTGCTCAGAATACTGGTCTGGGTTCTCAATCAGGTGCCGCTTCAACGGTGCCTTGAGTGGCAGCTCCTGTCGATTAGCGCGTTGCCCTTGGTAGGGCTTAGCCGTAGGCAGGTGCCAGCGCAGGCACTTAGCACATCCTGCTGGCGTCAGATACGCCACTGCCTCCGAGCAGCCGACCAGGAACATATCCTCAAGCACCAGCTGATAGAAGCGGCGTATCGCGGTATCCAGACGTTTCACTGTAGCAGCGGCTTTGTACACGCAAAAGTCCGCATCGTACAGCAGAATCTTCCCAGAGTTCTGCGGAGCTAACTGCTCACTAAGCTGGGACAAGTCAACCCCGTTGATAATCATTAGCGCCCCGTAATATCGCGGGCCTTCTTGTCGGCCCAGTTAACCCAACGCTCTGCCCACTTTGCCTTGCTCAGCTTGTCGCCAAGGTAGCACAGTCCCGCCAATGGAATCAGCGGGAGAATCAAAGCTACGTAAATTGCGCGAGATACGTACAACATACTTAAGCCTCCAGTTCAGACAGCACCAGCACGGTGCCAAGCATGTCTCCGATTACTTCCGGAGTACGCAGGCTCTGGTCTACGTCGTAGATACAGGAGCCAATCTCCGCCAGGCCAACGCTGAGTGTGCCAACTACACGGATAAGCACCAGGTCATCACCTCGCAGCTTATCGGCATGTGCCGCCAGGTCGTTGTGCTCTTTGAAGGCGGTAGCGGCCAGCTCCAGGTCCATACCGTACAGGGCCGCTAGCTTGTCCAGGGCGTCGTAAACATTGTCTAGATGATTTACGCGTACGCCATATACCGTAGCACCACACACTACTGCACCAACTGCGAAAGCCAGTTTCTTGTATGCATCTAATACTTTATCCATTGCTTATACCCCCAGGAAGTTTGCTACTTCATCGCGCTTAGCGCGCAGTTTATCGGCCTGCTCGGCATGCTTCGCCGCTTCATCTTTGCTGTGCTTTGAGGCCTCTACGCGTGCCTCGGATTGAGCGGCAAGACGCACTGCGTCGTCTGCGAACTTAACTGCCAACTGCTCGTTAAACTGTGCTTTGGCATCGGCGCGTTTAGCTTCGGCTGTGTAGGCTGCGCTAAGGAGTTTGATAAGGATGTTGATGATGTTCATAGGCTTCCTCTAAGGCCCCTAGGCGGGGCCGTATTAGTTTAGGTTAGGGTTGATTAGGCTTGAGGTGCAGCAGGCGCTACGGGCGCTGCTGGTGCTACAGGAGCCGCAGGAGCCACTGGTGCAGCCGGGGCTACCGGAGCCGCAGGTGCAGCAACTGCCGCAGGGGCAGCCGGTGCCTGCATAGCCGCCGGACTCGGAACCGAGCCAGCGTTCAGCAGGATATCCAGAGCGCTGCCGGGGAAGTCTACGGCCTTGTACATATCTTCCTGAATCCAGTTCTTGCTCTTACCGTCGTCGAAGGTGCCCTCGATGTGCAGACTATCCCAGGTCTCTTTGGTTGGGTTGTTCCACAGGAACAGCTTAATCTCGGAGGCATCCAGCGCTGGCATCTTGATAGGCTCGCCGGTGTTCGGGTCGAACTTCGGAATCGGGCGGATTCCGGACAGGTCCACGATGTTAGACTTCTTGCCCGCGGCACTGGTGTGCTCATCAATCGGGAAGGTGAAGGCCTGGCCCAGACGCTGTGCCGCATGCTTAATGCTATTGTCGTAGTTGAGCTTGTCGAAGAACTTCTTGAAGCCTGCTCGCTCAAAGTTACTGATAGCCATCGGGTACGGGCGGATACGCTTCACTTCGCCGTTGGGGCCGAACACTACAACGCCGATTCGTACGTTAGCCACCGCAGGCTTACCAGTAGGCTTACCACCCTTAGTCGGTAGGCGCTTACCAATTTCTACGTACTCGGTGAAGTAGCCGTAGTACTCACCCTTCGGCAGCAGCACGTCCTCATACGCGCCGCCCTGTGCGGTCTCCCGCATATCTACATCTTGGGTTTCGATTGCTGCGTCTACCAGAGCGTTCAGGGATGCCATTACATTAATAGTCATATATTTACGTCCTCGTTTATCTTAAATGTTATTTACGTGCAGGTGCTGGTATTGCCGAACACCGTGCTTCTCGGCCACACTATGGTACCACTCCGAGGCAGCCTCTAAGCTGTCGAAGCGCCTACTATACTGCTTTCCGTCCACCATAAGAGCGGCCCTGTACTTGCCCCTGCTAGAGTCCCAAGAAACCCCGCGCGCACCTGTTTTGTTGGTGGTCCGGAGCCCTGTGTTGTGTGCATTCACCTTCTTTGACACAACCCTAAGATTGCATGCACGATTATCCAGGGTGTCCCTGTTAACGTGGTCCACCACATATCCATCAGGAACATCCAGGCCCAATAACTTACATGCTGCAACATTAGCACGGGTTCCGCACGGCAGGACCAAGTACCCATCAGGCCTTACGTGCCCAGCAGTGCTCCCCAACTTGGCACGGTTACTAACAACTTTAACCCATATGAATTCCCCGGTATCAGGGTTGTACTCTAGAACACCACCGGCCGGTGTCGTCCAATAGCATGGGGATGATTTGTGGGCATCCATCTGTAATCACCATACACCCTAGAATCGGCTTGCTTCTTGACAACTTGCCATAAGCAAATGCCAGACTCTTATTGTCGATTAAACAACCGCAGTGTGCACCAAAGTACAAGGCGGTGCTGCTTGCGGCATACTGTATATCTAACTTCCCATGGAAGTGTCCTATTACCATGGACTTACGTTCATGGGCTGCGTTGAGTAGCAGGTCCCCAGATACTTGGTGTTGGAATCGCACAGTACCTAACGGAGTATTCAAATCCCAAGCATCACCCCAACTCCACCCCGGCGCGCCGTGCTCTGGGAACAGGATGTCCCGGTACTTCTTAATGAACTGTACAGGGAGCCCATGAGCTTTGGCCCTTCGGTAGATAAGGGATCCGTGGTTAGAGTCGCACAGTAGCAGGTTAGGAAACAGATTGTGCAGCTTCTCAAGACCAAGCTTGGCCTTCTCTAATTCCACTCCAGCGCTGTCTAGGTTGGCATCGCTATCATGAAATGATATAGCGTGACCATCTGTCTCGTCACCTATCTGCACTACAATGTCTGGGCAGTACTCATCCCGTACAGTGCGCAAAAAGTCATACGCGTCCGGGTGTGTGTAAGGCTCGTGCAAGTCCCCGATAACGAGTACACGTCGACAGGTTTCAGGTACAAACGTATCTCCAATGTCATCCGTTGGAGAGGGTTGGATTAGTTTTCTGGCCTGCATAAGAGCATTATTAGCCTTCGCCTTACTGCCCCCGTTATCCATGAAGATGCTGCGCCAGTAGCGTACAAGCTGGCGAGACACGATTACGTCCCCCTTGCGAAATTTGTTATTGTACGCAATGGCTGCATCAGTGTTATTGAGGAAACTGCCAAGAATTTGTTGGTGCTCTTCTTTGGTCCACAGTTTGATTAGACTTACTTTAGCCAAGGTTGCCTCTCTTGTGTTGTTCCTACTCGTATCACATTAATTCCCGGGGAATCATAGAATAAAGCCAGAGTCAACAAATAATTTTATTTAATTATTTAGTTGACCCTATTATATTTCCATGCTACCCTAACCCCCTACACCACCCAAGGGTCCACCTATCACTATTCCACGATAAGCTTGTACTCCCCCGGGAAGAAGGTAACTCCATCCCCAGGCTCTTCTGTACCGCCCGGGTGCATTAGTTCAACCTCCCAAGTTTCCTTACAGTAGGAGATAACCCGGTGCTGTGTACCGGGAGCGAAGTACTTCCGCAACTCCGGACTGAGCGGCTCAGGCCCAAGTTCCAGCATCTCCACAATACTGCCAGGTTTGATACTCATTCTACTTTCTCCTTACTGTACATACTCAGTCCCATCTCAGCTTCTGCTGGGAACGGAACCTCACCAATGATGCCGTAGTTAGGCCAGAGCTGGTGGATACGCTTAGGTGCGTCCTCCATGCACTGCTTAACCAGTAGGCTCGCCTCGCGTCCAACCTCCGGGTTGGCGCTGTCCAGATACAACGCATCGTGTACGTTCGTAATCAGGCACACCTGATTGTCGAACCAGTCACGGGCAAGGAGTGCACGCAGAACCATACCGGCAGCCACTGCCATCAGGAAGAATGCTTCCCCCTGGCACCAGTAGTTAGCCATCTCGGTTTCCTTATAGTCCATTACCTTCTGCTTACGCTGCCCAGGCACAACCTCTTTCCACTGCTCCTTCTGACGGAAACTGTAGCGGGCACCTGCTGGACTGGTCCACGTCCCGATGCGGTAGATTCTGTAGCTACCGTCATCAGCTTGCTCGCGGTACATGCGCCCCGCTGCCCCAGTACGCTCTACTTCTTCCTTGATAACAGCGCGGAATCCAATTGTTTGCGGGAACAGCGCAGCCTCGTTGTCCAAGAAAGCCTGTGCGAATTCCACCGTACATCCAGTAGCAAACGCAATCCCCTTAGCAGTAGCGCCATACTGGGCTGCAAAGCTAGGAGCCTTAATACCTGTACGCATTGCCTTCCAAACCGGGTGCAGCTCGTGCTTCTTGTTGTGACAGCGCTCATATACTTCCTCATACGGCAGTTCCTCACGGAAAGCTAGGCGGTAACAGTGCATATCCGTGCCGCCCTGCAGTAGCCCAAGTAGCTTGGTGTCCCCCGTATGCACACAGGACATAACCACTTCCAGTGCCGAGTAGTCGACCTCAGTGATGCGCCCGTTATCACCGAATCGGCTGGTGAATACCTGCTTCACCTTGGATTTAGCCACCCCATCCCCGTCCTCATCCGGGCGGGGCAGGTTCTGCAGGTTCGGGTTAGAGCTACTCAGGCGCCCGGTTACCGTGGCACAGGTGTTCAGGCGGTGGTGAATGATACCAGAACCATCAGGACGCTCAGGGATTACGTACTGCAGCATCCCCTTCCGCTCTTTGACTTCACCATTTGCGTCCAGAACTTCTCGCAAATAGTAAGTGCCGGTATCCTTCTCCAGCGCCGCCAGCTCGTTCACCAACTTACAGAACTCGAAACCTTGGCGAGCCAGCGCTTCCATAGCGTCAGTGCTGGTGCTGTACACTGGGGTATCATCCTGCAGGTTCCGCGCCTGCCGGAACTCTCCGCGCTCTGCATACTTCTCCCGGATAACTTCCGGGAGCTCCTGTATGTTCACCAGTCCCGGGCAGAAGTAAAGGTCATCCTCCCACTTGAGTTTCTCCTCCTCTGTGTCGAGTCGGAACACTTTGGGAAGTCCCTTGTTCTTGCCGGACTTATACAGCGTCCGTGGGTACGTCCACTCCGGCTGCCAATCGGACACGTCAATGTACTGCAGAGTTCCGTTGACGTCTGCTAAGTAGGCATCGTACTTTACGTACTGCGGCGGGTCATAGGGAACCTTCTTGCGGTACTTGATAGGTCCACCGTATACCAGCGCAGACATATGAAAGTCCGAACCGAAGTTGAAATCCAGCGTCTCCGGTAGGTCCTTCGGGATGTACTGCTGCAGCTCCTGCTTAATCTCGCGGATGCGCTGTTCCTGCTCCTCTTGGTTCTTGCGAGCAATAGGCATATTCACGAACAGGCCGAACCACTCGCAGTACGCCCAAGCCAGCAGGGCGTCCATGCGCTCCCACACGTACTGCATCTGATTACGCTGGGCGAACGTAGCGCACTGGCCGTAGAAGCACAGGGCTGTGTTAGGGATGTCTCCGTTAACCAGGTAATCCCTGAGCAGAATAGGGTCTATCTGCGATGTCAACACCCCTTGCTCCCACAAGATTTTTACCCCGTCAATCTTGTGCTCTCCGCCATATTTTGGAGCGGTCTCATCTAAGGAAGGGTACATACTCTGGAAGTCTGAGGCGATGTACTCTCCGTGCATCGTGTCAAATACACGGCCCCCACGTTTTAGGAACTCTTCGAAGTGTTGCCGTTGGTACGTTAAGAACCAACTAATCTCGAACGCCGCATTGTGGGCTACGATGAGCCAGCAATCATCTGGTATGCGGAACCATAAGTGCTCCCCGGCCACATCATCCAAGAACGCCTGCCTGTTGTTGAAGCGTATGTCAAAGGTTGGTTCTACAGTAACCGTGCCATCATCCTGGGTTCTGTCTATACGATATGCCGAGTGTACTACATAGTTATCCGGGCAGTAAGGGCTGGCCTTGCTACCATAGTACGGATGATTTTCGACCTCAAGATCGATAGTCATAATGCTACTAGACATAATCTCTCCAACCATGACCGTTAGCGGCTCTGTTTACTGTCGATGCGTCTACCCCAAAACTTCTTGCTAAGGCGGCGCTGCCAAACTCTTTGTCATAGGGTTTGTAATTCTCCCTAATGAATATAACCTGCTCCCTGGTCAGTTTGGTATAGTTACGCTCTTTAACCTGCCTATCTAGGATGTTATCTATCCCTGTGCCCAACTTTAGATGGTTGGGATTGATGCACTTAGGATTATCACAGGTGTGCATAACCACCAATCCGTCAATCTCCGCCAACTTACAACCCTTGTGTTTGCAGTACATGGCACGGTGCAGTGGTGTTCTACGCCGCACACCGTCTTCTGTAACTGTAGTGCTACCGTACCCAAACTTAGAGCCCTTCTGCCTGTGCTCAATACACCCACTCATTTCCATTTAGCCCTCCGAGCCTTATTGATAGCCAGATGCACAATCAGCTGGCTGCTATCCAGCGCGAATCGTTTACGGAAAGTACCTGCAGATGCAGCGTACGCCTTGATTACCTCGTCGTCGAGATAGTTAATGTCTGACGGTTTAAGCATAGTATCCTCCTAGTGTACCTACATAGCGCCCTCATAGAAGGCGCTAGGGAAGTCACTTGATTGGCGGCGGGGGCTCGATAGCCTCTAGCAGCGGCCGCTGCAGCAGGTACGTGTTATACTCCTGTATCGCCTGCACCGCTAGGCCCCGCAGGCGCAATGCTTCGTTTACGTCCCAATTAGCACTGGGGGGATACTAGGGAGAATGCATCTGCAGCAAAGTTAAAGGTGGGCTCCTTTGATTCTACCAGCTGTATGGTCGCTCCACTGTAGCTTACGTCGCACACAGTGTACACCGCGCCCCTCTGCACGCCAGTACGGTCGGCTATATTACGGTCTACACCGGAATCGCGCCGTACTTTATCACCAATTTTTAAATTACGCATTAATCTGACCCTCATCAAATCGGCAACGCCCCGGCTCGAACCCAACCTCGAATTGCAGGAGCGACTCTTTACCAGATAGTGCCATCTTGTTCTTCGGAGTGCTGATACCTCGGACGTTTTGCATATGCGGCTGCTCGTTTCTGTCCAAGCACCCCATCATAATCGCCAAGTCCAAGGCACCCTGTACACCAATCTTGCTCTGCTTCATAGCAGTGAGCGGCGGGAATAGCATGTTGTAACCTTCGAGTGAAAGCTGCATAGTCCCTACGATAGCGCAGTCGTTCTCGCACCCAAGGATGCGCAGCTCCTGCCACTTCGCCTCGAGGTTCTGGTGCTCACTCTCCATAGTGCCGCCACGGATGTTCGCCACCATGTCGATGATGATTACCGCGGGGCGCATCTCCTCCATGAGTGTGGATATCTGCGCCATGGTCAAGGAGTGCGCAGCCTTAACGCGAATCCGGTCAGCCCTGCCTACTTTCTTGAGGTAGGCTGGCACGAACTCTTGCTTACTGTGCCGGTCCTTAATCTCCGCCAGAGTCCAATGCAGCGCCGCTTGATATACCCTCGGCACTGTGCGCGTCGCTGGGCCCTCGTTAACCAGCCAGAGAATCGGGCGGTCCCCGTATACTTCCGGCTGCTGCTGCATCTGCTCAGCAAAGTCCACAGCAATAGCAGCAAGCAGGCTAGTTTTACCAGAGTCCACAGGGGCAGCGACTGCGATACAGTCCCCGCCGCGTAGGCCCCGGATGCTGCTAGAGAGTTGCTCGAACACGCCCAGTTTAAGACCGCCACTCTCGTCAGTCGCGGCAAGTATTTCGTCAACACTTCCGCTCTCCCATTCAAGCAGCGACTCGTGCACTGCAGCACCGTCTCCGTACTTGCGCTGCAGGTGCTTCATCTCCAGGAGGTAATCAATCTCCTCGCCGTCTTGGTAGCGTTGCGTCAGCGCCGCCACCTCCCCGCTGTAGGCCAGCTCATTCAGGGTCTGGACAATCCCCACCACAGAATCCTGCGGTACGGCTTGTACTCCCCGCATAAGCTCGTCCATGATTACCCGCTCTTCCCGGGATAAGTGCCCCGCCCGGAGGTTGAGCATGCTCTGCATCGCATCCCACTGCACCTCCTGGTGCTCCGGATACGTGTTCCAGTACAGCCCAACCCAGTCCAGAAGGTTCGAAGTATCCGGCGCAAGCATCGACTTAGGAATCTGCTCTCGCAAGCGGTTCCAAACCTTCTGCGTGCACATCGCACGAACAACTATTAGGTCCAATTAGAGCCTCCAGAATCTCTTTGATTGTTGCGTCCTTAGGGTCCGCAGCGAAGTAATGCTCCCGGCACTGCATGAACGGGCGCAATGCTCGGCGCGCCGCCGCTACTCCAGCGTGCCCTGCTGGGTCATTGTCCAGCATCAGAATCACTTCCGGGCGATTCTGAATCAGCCAGGCCCGCAGCGGCGTGGGCAAGCGTGTACCCAGCATAGCTATAGCCTGCACGTTCAACGCACTGTAGCTCGTAACTGCGTGCTGTATCTTCCTCGCTGAGAGAAAGTCCTCGGTGAGCACGACCTTTAGAGGTGCGGCCGCAGCTACATCCGGTGCTACGGCAGGTGCCGCGGCAGCGAAGGGTATCGGCTGTCCGTACATTACCCACTTCGGTTGCTGCCGGGCGTTTATAGCCCGGCCCAATCCAGCACTCCCGACACGGAAGATTATCCGCTGTTTCTCTTTGCTCCATTCTGCATCCTCCACCATTTCAGGCATGATTCCCTTTGTGGTCAGGAATCCGTAAATAAAACTCTGCGTTTCCGCAGGCGCTTGGCTAATGCAAATTGCATCTGCAGGTGCAGAGGGCTGCACCCTTGGCTCTTCCTGTAACTGTATGCGCTGGTACTGCTTGTGCTCCTTGCCCACCTGCTTGCAGCGGTGGCAATAGTATTCCCAGGCATCCGGGTTATTGTAGAGCACCCCGGCGGCGTCCCTGCCGCAGCACCGAAAGCGTGCCCTCTGCCCTACGGCCAGGCGCTTGCACGCTCTAAGCCAGGGCTGGTCCATTACTTATCCTTGCGCTTGATTTCCATAGCCATGCGGCGCAGGTCGTGTGCCAATTGCAGGGCTGCGTCCGGCGTTAGGTTAATGCCTAATGCACGTACCCGCTCACTGCCGGTTCTAGGAACAACCATTAATCCAATATGTGCATCAGCCTCTGGGTTCCACTTGTCAGACTCAGAGGTCAGCTCCACCACCAAGTGCTGGTCGTTGCCTTCATCGCGGACAGAGTTGAAATACATAACGCTATCCGGAACCGGCGGCAGCTCATCCTCCGGTTCTTGATACAGTTTACAGTAGGCCGCAAGCCAGGGGTAATTATCCCCCTCACGTGTTTTGCAATCCAACTGCAACCACATGCCACTGCTGGATACGCCGGTTACTGTATAGTAGTCTTTCTTACCAGCATGCGACAAGAAGATTTCGCTATTGCAGCCCGTACTGCGAACAACCTTATCACCAACTTTAAACTTATACATAATCAACCCTCCACAATATTGTCATATCCGCCCCAGTCCTCTACGACTCGGGTGCCTAGTTCAATCAGCTCTTCTTTGAAGCCATAATCTGAGAAGACCATTATGTACTCCGCCGCCTTCGCTGGATTCTCCTGCACCCAGCTAACCAGTTGTTGTTTAGAAAGCTGTGACACTACACGGAACGCAGCCAGCAATTGCGGATCCTCATCTGGCGGCATGTCCCACGGCTGCCGTAAACTGAGCGTAGATGCAGAGAGCCACTGGTCCGGCTCTACTACCTTCGGGTCACGCTCAATCGGAAGGTGCGAGAACGTGCCCCCTTTCAGCACATGCTCAAGCACCCGGCCCAGGATGTTCAGGTCCAGCACCTCATCTGGTGTGTGCTCGTGCATGTACCCTACGCCGACGTTGGTGCACTCAGGGATGATGCCAACGAACTCAGCAGAGTCAGTGTACACCCCCCTCTGCAAGTGCTGCTCCGTGCGCCCCAGGCGCTCTGCCAGGGTCTTGGCAAAGGTATCAGAGCAGCAGCGCATGTACCGTTGATGCGTGATTATACCATCACCGCGGCGGTCAAAGCTAATCATAGCCTTGACACCAGTCCAAAACCCAGTGTCATCCTTGACCGATGCAGCGCTGCCTTCGCAGCCAACCTCTTCATCCACGAAGAAGCAGTAGCGTCCGTGCACACCCCGCCGCAGCATCTCCAGCATCAGGTAGATACCGGCACCACAGTCGGCGCCCAAGCAGTCAGCTTGCTGCGGATTCTTTACGAACAGTACGCCTTTGTTAGTGCAGCCGACGTCCGGCGCGGCGCTGGTGGGGCGCGCCACCGTATCGAGGTGCGACGTAAACGCTACGTCGCTTTGTTCGGAGTCCCCCACCAACACGAAGTAGTTCCCGTGCTTGTCCTTTACGTAGTGCATATCACTACCCAGCGCCCATTCGAGCAGCGGCTCGAACCACTTGGTACTTGCCCAACTAGGTCGGTGCGTTTGCAGTATCTGCAAGAGCAGCTGCATATCAATCCCGTGCGGATTCAAGAACATTAAGCTGCCTCCTCTACTTCTTCTTCGTCGTTGCCCAAGTACTTCTCGCTTAGTTGAGCAGCTGCATACTCAGTGAGGATTAACCCGTGCACTGGGTGTTCTTCTGCGTGCTCAATAAGCACCTGCCGGTCCTGTGCATACACCAGTTCTTCTTGGTCGTGCACTACCCCCTCTACCGCACAGTGCGCAATGTCCCTGTCGTGTACGTAAGCGTCGTGGTAATCAGACCAGGTGCAGTTCCAGCGATTATACAGTCCCTCTCGGCCAACTGCATATACAAAGTCCCCATCTTCGACGCAGCCATCACAGACCATATCCCCATCTGCGGTTTCCTGCATGTCATCTACGGAGTAGCACCCTTCGCAGCAGCAGCACCGGGCAGACTCTGTGCCAGCGTAGATGTACCCTTCGGATTCCTGCGCCTCATACTCATAATCACCGCGGATTACAAAGGCGTCACTCCCCTCTTCGTCAACACCACACTGGTCGCTATCAAGATACGGCATCAGTACCGCGCCGCTGTATTGTGGGTGTGGTATACGCGCCAGCATTACCCCTTCGAGACACCCAGTGTTTCTGGTGTACCCATGCCCCCGCAGGATTGCATCCGCAGCATTGCCATAAGCACGGACGTACTCATTAGTTTTGGTGTTCACGATTGCCCGTGCCTGCACTTCGAAGTCATCCCCGAACAGTTCCCCGGTGTAATGGATGAACAGGCGCAACCCATTATCCGGCAGCCCGTGGCTGGTAGTAGCATACGTCCGCACAGGGCTATGCTCAAAAGAGTACCCGCTCATGCAGCTACCCGGACCGTTCTCATAGGCGTCGTACCATTCCTGCTCGGTCTTGCACAGGTACGTTGTAGGGTCTACGTTCATAGCCTTGAGGTCTTCGATAGCATCGCGGAAGTCTACGCCATTGCCGTAGTAGTTAGCGAGCCACTTACCTACGCGCATCTCCACGCAGCGGTACTCAGTAACTGCGACGAAGTCCTTGTGCATCCGCGGCTGCCCCAGCATCACGATGGGCTCACCGTTGCGGAAACCAAAGCCCAACGGCACAGCGAATCTAGATACTACGAAACCGTGCAACTTCATGAGCAGCGCCGCGGCGTGCATGTCACGGATGTATCTGCCGTAATAGTAGCCGGTGTATAAGTGGCGCTGCTGCTCTTCTGGTGCAAGCATAATGCGCTCGAATAACTGCAGGGCCTGCTTGTGCACCTTGTAACCGGTGAATTCTTCGACGCAAGCAACTACGCGCTCAACCACTACATCCCCATCCTCATAGAAGTCACGGCGGCGATCACAAAATTTGTTGTCGAGGGTGATTCTAGCCGGGGCAAAGAGTTCGTAGAAAGTTCCGGATCCGTACAGGTCCACACCTTTCAACGGACCGATAATCTGCATCACATCGCGGCATTTTGGGTGCGGCGCGCCACCTATAGTAACCTCTAAGCCAGGGGTGAGCATGCTCACAGTACGGAGTCCCATAAGCGCCTGCAGTGGACCCTCAGTGTGGGGATGGTCCTCTCCCTGCATTCGCAAGTCCTGGAACGGGGTCCAGTAATCACCGCTGGAATACATTGATTCTTTCATTGGCAGTGCGTTTGCACCTTCAGGTAACACTACTTTCCATTCGATAGGTGCTGTGTTAGTCTCTTGCATTTTCATTTGCTCCCGAGTTAATTGTATTGCGTCGTGTATTAATAGCTCAGCGTGCATACCACGCAGCGAGTTGTCGTTGCTTATAGTACGAGCGCACAGCCGCCCTAAATCTTGTATAGGCTCCACGATATCCGTACCGTAGCAGTGCTGCGACCACATCAAATTCAATGTGCTCTTGCAACTGCCGCGCGGCAGATTCTGTATACTCGCGATAGATTGTGAGCACCACCGTTGAGTCCTGCTTACGAACTCGGAGGAGTCTACGCTCGACTGGTACGATTTGCTTGAGTTCATTAGGAACCTCTTTGAATGTTTCCCAAGTGCAGCCGCACTTGCCCTGCGTTTCCAGCAGACGCCAGCACAGCAGCGCTGTTTCGTCTACTGTGAGCATGCTTTGTCCTTGAATACCACATTGCGGGCCACCAGCTCATGGTGTTGCCCCAAGATAAGTTCCACGGCGCGTATATGCGAACGTTTCCATTCACCGGCCCTAGGGTCGTAATACTCGGCTAAGCTGCGCATCCCCGCAGTCGTACTGATTCTGCGATAGTTACCGTAAAAGCGGAATACATCGTACTTAATCATACCACACCTCTTACATTAAACCGGAAGCAGTAGCCGCGTAGGGTCATACCCAGGCGCTTTGCTTGTTTCTCATAGTGCTGGCGCAGTGCTGCCTTCGCGCCGTATTCCCGCGCCAGCCCTTCGATTGTAGGTTGCTGCTTACGCATCAGCAGCGTTTCAGGATTCTTTCCGTGCATGGTCACACCAACCCATCACTGGCAAGACGCACACACTTGAGCTTGGTGTATGGCCCAAAATTATCATAGCGGCGCTCTGCATACACAGCTACTACATCATCGGAAACCCTGACCCCTTCGCCTAAATAGCTTGCTGGCAAGGGTTTGTACTTGCCCGTACAATACGGGTACTTGATAGCGCCGGGGTTTGCTCTCGCAATACGCAACGCCTCCGATTTACGAATGAATTTTAAGACTTTCATAGATTCTACACCTCAAATTTCGTTGTTGCTCTTACCGTCCACAGTGAGCGTCACAGCGGCGTCCGGATACTGCTCCTGCACTGCCGCAAGGATACGCGCGCCCAGCTCTTTGCAACCACCCTCTGGGTCTTCAAAGAGGTCGTACTCAGGGCGCGGCTGCGGCTCCTGCACCGCCGGTTGCTGCAACTGCACAGTGCAGTACGGGATTGGGTTGTTTACGTCGTTGCCCAGCACCAGCATAGCGCTGGTCACAATGATGTTGAATACATTAACCATAGAGTTGTCTCCAGTCGTTGATAATGCCAAGATTCACGGCGTCCAGCACAGTGCGGGCAGCCATTTCGGTGTAGGTATCCACAAATTCTAAAGGGGATTCCTGATTAGTGTCTTTGTCAGAGAATATAACCACAGTGTAGTTGTATTCATCGTATACCCGATTGCACCACACGGGCCAGAGTTCATGGCCCGGATAAACCAGTATTGCTTTCATATGAAACCTCATACGCCAGTTGCATTCACATAGCGCCCCGTAGGACGCTATAGGCTTGCTACTAGGCCGCCGCCTTTAAAGTTGCATCCAGGGTTGAATCCAGTACAGCGCGTACATCCACGCCCTGCGATACCAGCATAGACACGAGGTCTGCATCGCTTACGCCAGTCTCTTTAGCCTTCTTGATGGCGTTCTTAACGCGCCCCAGCGCTTGCAGGCGCACTGCATCGGCATCCAGTGCGTCATTCTTCACCTGCTCCGCTTCGGCGGCGTACAGGGCCATACAGGAGCTATAGAAGCTGGCTACAATCACTTCGCGGCCCTGCTTGTCAGCTTGTTTATAGTCCAGACGCATAGTGTCCAGTTCGATGCCCAGCTTCTCAGCCGACGCATAGCACTTCTTCGCGTTGAATTCGTACTTACCGGAATCTTTATTGAACTTGATAGGCAGCAGCGTACGCAGCACCATATCGAAGTCAGCGGCATCACTGCGCTGCATTTCAGTAGCCCAGGAAACGTTGCTGCTAATCAGGCCGTGAAAGAGCGCGCTGATAGTGATGTTACGCTTTGCTTCCACTACGCCAGACAGTGCTTTGCGGATACCAGCAGCAGCAGTGAGATTGAATACTTTACCAGTTGAATGAGTCATAATGCACCTCTTTGATTGTTGGTTGTTTACTTATCGAATTACTTCACATAGCACCCCGTAGGATGCTATAGGCTGTAATTAGTGCCCAAATTGGGAGTTAACAGTAGGCCACCCACTAGGTTGTTTACTGCCGCCCTTTTGTTTTTGCTTTCCCCTAACTCTGTGCTCGCTGCTAAGCCCTTGTTTGCTGGGCTTCACAGTAAGCGGCACGTCGTCGGTAGGATTCAGTGATAACTGCATATTCCGCCGTAATGCTAGGCGTTTTGCTTTGCGCATACTCTTACCTCTCAGAGAACATAATCTAGCGCAACCTTGTTACCGCTGCGCTATGTTATATGCTCTTTGCGGGATACACTCCGCGCCTTGTTCCCTCGATTCAGAGGAGCGAGCTGCTCTCGCCTCGGCAGTATGGTTTGCCTCAGAACCCCGGTGATAACGTCCGGCACGCTTACTCTTTTTAACTGATTGTCTAGGCTTGGTCGTCATTGCACCAGTCAAGGTGCTGGGCCTCACCGCAAATCAGCTTACTACGTTGTTCACTATCTAAGTTACTAGGTGAATCCGAACTTGTCAAGCGTTTATTTCTTAGTGAGCTGTGCCCATGGTGGAACTCGCCGTGTTACAGAGGATGGAAGCTATCTGCCTTTGTTCTAAGCCTTCCAGATAATCGCGTGTATTCTGCGACCGGTTCCCTCGAATTCCCTTGCCAACTATCCACTTTATTAGCCATCCCGGCATTAACCCGCATTCTCATTCAAGATGCTGCGGAGGATTCTCACTAACTACCTTACTGCTTACTCTGTACTGCTTACTTCGGGATTCAATCTAGCTTATGTTCTTCGCGGCGTCAACCCTTTTATCGAGTATCTAGCCCTTCACACTATCTAGCCTTAATCCGGCTGAATCTCCCGACTCTGCCCCGTTCAGCGCCTCAGCGCCTCCCGGTGATTGAACTATAGACCCATTGAACCAAAAGAAGCAAGTACTATTTGCAAATATTTATCTATAAGAGCAAAAAGGGTAAGCAGGGCAAATACTTAGAATCGCACTAGGGATAGCTCTAGGGATAGCTCTGTGCTGCCCTGGCTGCAACCACTGCTAGCCACTACGAACCAATACTACCTAATACTGCATAGAGCAGAACGTAGTGCCGTAGTGTAAGCGAAGGCACGTAGTGATGCGGAGACTGTGTAGGGATGTCAGCCTACTGCGTAGGCACAGGGACATCCTAGTGAGTGCATAGTGAGTAGTAGTATGTATAGTGCCCTAAAACCCTCCTACTCCGGTAACATCATTTCGTATTAGCTTTCGAATGAAAGTAAGAGGGAAGGGATAGCAAAGGGATAGCGCTGGATAGTGCTGAGTGTGCTGGATAGTGGATGTGCGCCCTAGTGGGGAGCGCGCAGCGTAGCATAGAATCGGCACAATGTAAAGCACTAGTGATAGCCAGTGGATAGCCTAGTACGCACTAGGGATAGCACTAGGTGCACCCTATGGCCCCACTACTGGCCCACTAGAGGCCCACACTAGGTGCCGCACTGAGGCGCACAAAATAAGCAAGGTAGAGCGCACCCCTATGGCCCACAGAGAGCGCACAGGGATAGCCCTAGTGCCACGTAGAGCGCACAGGAGCCACGCAGTGCCACGCACAGGGATAGGCATAGGGTAGCACTAGCGATAGCCCCGGCGCAGCGCAGGGAGCCACTGAGGCCCACTGGTGCCTGCTAGTGCGCCCTAGGGGTGCCCCACCCCCTCCTTTATGCGCTAGGCACCCCCTATGGGGGCAATTGGGCGCATTCAGGGTGAGGGAGGGGCTCGCGTGAGTCTAATAAATTTCAGGTCCAGGTATAGACGTGCACCCAAGCAGCCCCAAGCAATGCCCAAGCAGTACCAAAGCGGTACCCCAGGGAAGCTCTAGAGCTACTTAGAGATACACCTCCCAGGCTACCTGGGATACATCCGCTGCGTTACTACTCCTAATCACGAAGCTGTTTAGGTCCGGATTAGGCGTAGGCACATCCTGGTTCTGTGCTACGCTAGTCACCGTCAAGGCCCCGGCGTTAGAGGGAAAGGTCAACCGCGTCAACTTAACCTCAGACACCCACTTGAAGGAGTTAGCTACGCTGCCAAAGTTTCCGCGTACACGGGCGTTGACTGTAGCCTCACCAGCAACCAGTGTTGCCACTCCGCGAATGCTTGTGTCGTCCAGCAAGTTCCTGGACATGCGCGGCGGTGTAGGCTGCACAGTATAACCACTCAGTAATGCCCAAGACAAACCGTGGCCGGTCATGTCGTTATTGGACATAGATACCAGGGTAGGGTTAATGCCCTTAGTGCCGTGGAAGTACACAGCTCTTCCGGTACCATCGTAACGCATACTCACGTCATCAATCTCCAGGGATGTCTGCGCGGTCTCAACTACATCCTTAGTTACGAAGATGTGAGAGCTGGAGTTGCGGGTGTACCGACCACCCTTAACACGGCCCCCGTTGATTCGCACACCATTCTGGCTACCGTGAGCCTCACAGTCATAAACGTAGCCACCACCGTACGAACAGTTAAAGCCAGAGCGTACGTTGTCATAAGCTAGGCACTCCCTATAGATAGGGAAGGCTACACCGGTGTTGGAGGCGAACCCGTCCAGGGCTGCGCGGTAAGCTCGACAGTTCAAGTACTCTACCCCATTAGTGCGCGCTTGGAATCCATCGTCAGCACTGTCGTATGAAACGCAGCGAACGAACTTCACACGCTTACCAATGTCGTGAGTATCAAACCCAGCCTGGGTTGTGCTGTAGGCTTCGCAGTTAACGCCTAAGAACTCGATAGGCTCTCCCCATTTGTCCCCGTCTGCAGTGCTCTGCCAGTTCAGAGAGATTGCGTGGCGTACGTCCATAGCGTGGATATCGTGTACTTCCGTGTCCTCTGAGCAGCCAAGAACCTCTACTCCGTACCACCCGATGTTGTAGAAGTACGTGCCCTTAACGGTGCTGTCTACGCAGTTATTGAACTTGATAGCACTACGCCCTTCTATATCAGAAGCCCCCGGGCGTTTGTTGCCAATAATAACTCCGTCCTGAATGTGCAAGTCCGCGGCAAAGTTGGCAGAGATACCGATAGTAAAGAACCGGTTCAAGTCGTCGTAGCCGAACTCGTTGATGTACGGAGATACTAGAGTTACGTTCTCTACCATTGTAGGGACACCTACTTCCGCGGCATCAGACAGGTAGTAGTTATAGTGCAGCGCTTTATCCAGCCGAATACTGGTGACACCACCGGAGGTGCTAACTCCCACTACTTTCCTAATCTGGGAAATCTTTACCCCGTAAGTGTTAGGCCCACCGTCGCACAGCTTATTAGAGCGAAGATACAAGTACGTACCTTTTACCGCAGACAAAGCCCCGGCAGCCACCGTAATGACTTTGCTGCCCGCTGCGGCATCCGCCGCTAACGGGACGAATGCCGAGGGTGCCGAGCCGATAATGTTAAGCACCTGACGCGCAACCGCAGCATCCGGCAGGATTCTTCCGGTATCAGTAAACTCCAGCGTAGAGTTGCTTTTGATGTTGAGCACACTCGTGGCCTGCAGGACTGTGTCCACAACCAGGTGCCTATTAGGTGCACTCATGAACGTGACTATGCCTGCCCAATTGCTGAACCAGGAACTGTATGCCGGACCCACGAATTTACGGAGCAGATACCCACCAGGCACAGCAAACACAGTTCCGTTATCCACTACCGACGCAGCAGTAGTAAAGGTGAAGTCCCCACCGGCGCTGCCCAGCAGGATAATCTTGTCCTGTACCTGAAAGTTTGGATATGCTAACATGCTCGCCAAGTCGGAGAACACCCGCTCTGGAGCTACTAATCTAATTAACGCCATTTATCCTCCGGTCTTAGTAAGAGCTGCCACCGCAGCATTTACATTCTTATACTGATTCCCAATGACCTTGCTCTGCCACTGTCTGCGCTCCCATAGGCCCCAGCACACTTTATTGCGCTGCCCGTTAATATACTGAGAGCAGTCGAAGGTCCAGCGGTTGCTGCCCTTGTACACCCAACCGATGCCCGGGGATTTCTGCTGGTACTTGCTAATATAGCGCCAGTCCAGTACAGCCTTTCCAGCTGCTGCGTAATTCAGGCTTTTGAGGTGCCGCTTCACAGCACTGCCGTTGAAGCCAGCTACGCCTACGTTATAAATGAAGTCTACAGACCCAACCAGAGCTACGTCAGAGAGCTGCATAGGAAGCCCGTCAAGGGCCTTTGCATGTGCCCCTGCTGATTCTATCAGCTGCTTCTGACAATCGCTCAGCGTGGCTCTCTGACCCATCTTGACGCCCTTTGTCTCCCCGTAGCAGATTGTAGGGACACCGGCACTATCCTTATAGGCGGTAAGGCTCAACCCCTCGTTGTGCTGAACCACCCCGGTAATGGCGCCGCCAAGCATAGTGGCCCCCGTGAGGGCCGCAATAACCTTAGTCCTTAAACTCATATTTAATAGTCCCCTTACGTGCCTGCTCCTCTAGGAGCTTGAATGTACGTCGTTTGTAGTACGCATTCCACGCCAGGGTTAGCACTGCGCACACAGTCGCAGTGATGAAGCTGATAGTGCTCCAGTTCCAGCTCATTAACTCTGCCAACCAACCTCCTGATACCGTAGCGCCGGTAACTGCTGCACCTGCCCGGGTAGCGAGGTCTGCTCCAACCATGTCTCCCACCTTAATCATCCTGCTGCCCCTTCTTCCTGAACAGCTTACGAATCACCAGAATGACCACTAGGAAGACCAGAGGAATACTGGCCCCAGCTAATCCGGCGAGGATAAGACTGTAACTATCATTGTTAACCACCTGCAGGCGTTCTGCTTGGATTGTCCCGGTGCTAATAGTTTGCACCTGCTTCTTACTGGACGTGTCCAAAGTGCCTACGTTAGAATCCTGTACATCAGTTTTGTTGGTGGTGCTGGAGTCCACCTTGTTATTCAAGCCAACGGTTTGTTTGGTGTTCTCGGCACCAACCTGAGCAGATACATCCGGCTTAGAACCAACTAAGCCGGTGAGTGCAGAGGTCGCCGAGCAACCAGTCAGAGTAACCGCGAGCAGCAACCCAGCGACCAGTTTACGCATTAGCTAGCAGCCTTCACTGCGGCCACCGCGGCTTCAAGCGCAGCAATCTTGGTATCGAAGGCAGCACCAGTCTGGGCCACGTTCTGCGGCTGCGTAAGGATAGCATACAGGTCCTTACCGAGAATGTTCAGCTGACGTAACAGCTCCTGCTGTTGCGCTGAGGTTGCTTTTGCAATTGCCATGTGTACTCTCCTTATTCTGCCGCATCAGTGGCGGCTACGAATGCACTCTGCAGTGCAGTGAACGAATCATCAAACGCTGTACCGGAGCCCTCACCGAGCGGCATACCTGTACCCGTAAGGGCGACGTAGCCAGTCTTAGAGAGCTGTGACAGCATGCTGAACAGGCGCGCCTGCAGCGTACCATCATCCTTGAAGGCTGTACCGGCACGAGTAGCCGTATAGCCCTGGGACTGCATGTACGTGAAGAACGCGTTCAGCTTAGTCAAGGCAGTCGTACCTACGAAGCCTACGTTGTAGTCCGGCTGCACCTGCTTCTCCAGGTTCTGGCACGTGCCTACAATGGCGTACTGTACGTCCGCAGTTTTAGCCGCGATGATTGATGCCATTATCTTCTTCCTCTATGTTGTTTACCTCTGCCGCGGTTATGCAGCCGAGCAGCTACACCCCGAAGGCCCTTAGACACTTTGCTCTGCGCCCAATCCAGCGGGTTCTCAATGAAGGCCCGAGCCATCTTCTCAGACTCACGCTCAGCCACTACTTTCTCATCTTCCACCAGGTGCCCGTTCAGCGTAGCCACCATCATGGCGATTGCATCTGCTCGGTCATCCTTCGCCAGACTGCCGCGGTCGTACGTGATTCCGGACAACTGCGCGAACGCAGAGTACAGCCAACGCCTATCGCGGGAGTACGCCATACAGTTGCTGATATCGTCGTGAATAGCACGCTCATGCACTATCAGGCGGTGACGACGAGTAACTGGGCTGATTGTGTCGATGATACGACGCTCCTTCTGCGTGGAGTTGTTCAGGTCCCGTACACCGATACCAGCGAGACGTCGCTCCCGTAACCGGTTCAGGATAAGCATAGACACGGTACCGTGCCCCATGTTGCTCTCCACCACCATATCCGGGATGTCTAACTCTACGCACAGGTCAATCAGTTTATCAATGTTCTCTTCGCTGATACCTCCTTGGAAGCCACCTACGGAGAATAGGTGAATGTACGAGTTCGCAGCACCACCCGCAGCGTAGGACACTTCGTCTCCGCCACAACCAGCCGGGTCCACCACTAGCACCTTATGCTGATACGGCAGGTGCATGTCCCCGTAGAATGCCGGGAAGTACATCTGCTGGCCCATAATCCCCTCATGCTCGTGCTGGTACAGGTACCGGCGGTCCGCGATGTAGGAGAACGTCTCCGGGGAAGAGTCCTGGCTGCCGGAGTAAACCAGCATATCCGAGAGCTTGATGCGCGTACGCATTTGGTCTGACAGGGTGGTGTCGAGCATGTACTGCAGCTGGAAGCCTTCCGGACCGAAGTCCAGCTCCTTCTCAATCAGTGCATCCTCGTCATAGCGACCGGTGTCCGTGCTCTCGCCTAGCGTCCCGTCGACGCCGAAGCCGGTGCGTTTATAGCCGCGCTCAATGAGCTCCAGTATATAAGGAGCAAGTGTACTTCCATATCGCTCTTCCATTTCAATAGACGGAATGCGCCCCGGCCACACGCGGACCTCGAAGCCACGTCCCGGCAGGGTTTTATAGATACTGTCCTTGGTCTGTGGTGTACCCAGGTACAGCGTATCCCCGTGTGTACAGATAGCTGCGAAGTCTTTAGAAATCATCAGCAGCTGCTCACGCTGGGTTTGCGTTAAACCGTTCTTGGTGGTCTCGATATCATCGGGAATCAGCAGGTCCGCGCGCTTCCCCTGCAGGGATGCAGTGATACCTACACAGGCTACGCTGGCGGATTTGTCCAGCGGTTTCAGGTCACAGTTGACATCATAGCCTTCGAATGAAGTACGGTCCCCACGAGTAGGGTCAGCCTTCAAGTAGCACAGCAGCGGCCAGGTTTCCAGCATACGGATGATAAGGTTCGCAACGTCGGACGCCTGCTTCTCTGCACCGGACACAATCAGGATGCGGCAGGATTGGTCCTGTATGAGCCTCCAGACGGCGTAGAGCGCAGCTAGTGTAGACTTAGCCTCACCACGCTGCGCGGCCACCATGCGCTTCCTGGGGCCCTTCTGCATGTACTCTGCAATGTCGGCCTGCATGTCCGTGAGCGTAAAGCCCAGGAACCGCATACCGATGTACGCAAATTCCCGGAAGTCGCTTAGAGCGGCGGCCATCATCATCGCGATATCCTCGCGCTCCTCTTTGGGAATACTGCGCGGATTCGCACTATAACCAGTAAGTTTCTGGTTGAGCATGCGCAGTCTTCGCGCAGTCTTCACCGATACCATTAGACAATTCCTTCTAGTAAGTCCTCAGAGTCTGAACCACCAACTTTATTTAGAATCTCTTGCTTACGCGCCTCTCTACGCGCCGCTAGTTCGTCATCGAACTCGTCGCGAAGGTCCTGCATCTCCTCGGAATCTGCGTCCGCGGTGATGTCATTATCCTTCAAGAACTTAGCGATAACCGATTTATCTGCGGCGGGGAGCGGCACCTCGTCCTCCTTGGACTGCTTGATTTCTTCAATCAAGGCCTCAGTGAACATGCGGTGCAGCTCCGAGAGGCGACTGCGTTTAGCCGCCCCTGCCATTATCTAACCCTCATTGCTCTAATATAACCCTGAGCAGTACAGGTACCGGTAAAGGAGGCCTGTGCTACCAGGTATACAGTGGTTGTTGCGCTTAGCCGTAGACGGCGTGACATGCCCTGTCTAGAAGAATTCCCGGCTGCTAACGTGGTGGTTATGGAATATAAGTCGTACCAGTTGCTAGGTAACACTGCGCTGGTGCTGCTAACTCCAAAACTGAGAGCAGTAACGTTGCCGCTATTAGTGACTAACAGGGCACTCTCAAGCTCGTACTCCCCCGCCGGTAGGCTCAAGGACAGAACGTTCAATGGGGTGCCGCTGGTAACGCTTACAGCTGCAACGGTTGCAGCACTCAGTACTTCCCCCACTACACCGGCGGCTGCAGCTGCACCGTCAACGCGGCCGGATATACCCCCACTCAGCCCGGTTAGTGCTGTGATGTCGCCGTTGCTGCCGGACGCTGCTGCCCCCAGATTGGCCCTAGCAGTAGCGGCGTCACCGGCCCCAGTGCCTCCCTTTGTAATCGGAAGGATACCAGTTGCCCCCATGGTAGCATCGACTGTGCCATCAAAACTAGCAGGTGTAATGGATGTCAAATCCACCACCAAAGCCCTTGCTGTGGCTAGCTTTGCAGCCGAATCAGCGGCACCAGAGGTATTTCCAGTACCGCCTTGAGCTTTACTCAGTGGTGTAGTTAATCCACTTAAGCTAGTGATATCGGAGTTAGCACCCTTGGCTGCCTTGGCCGCTACTGCCGCTTGATAGTCCAGAATTATCTGGGCATCGGCATTTGCCCTGGCTGACGCCTCTTCCCCTAATGCCGTAGCTGTGGCGTAAGTTTCCGACAGCTCTGCATCATACCCCAATCTGGCGGATACCAGAGTACCTGCTGGAAGTACCTCTGCAAACAGTAAAGTGTTATCTACCACCTCAAAACTGTAGCCGGGAACCTGATTTACGCCTTGCACATACACTATAGCCTTTGTGAATGACGGACCGGGCGTCACTTCATCGGTAGCCTCAGCGAGCACGGTATACCAAGGATAGCTTACCGTGGGCTCCCCAGAGATAAAAGTCTGCTCTAAGTTGGTGGTACGAACATCGAGCACATCGTCTGCGGCTTTACGTGTAGCTGCCTCAGCGGCCACTGCGTCCACCCACCCAGAATGCTCCGCGTCAATGCGCTGCCCTAGTAAGGTATCAGCGGCATCGACATACGCCTTAGTGGTAGCATCTTGGGCGTTGATTGGGTTGGCTAAGTCGGTTATACGGTACCCGTTCATGCTAATAGTGCCGTAGAATCCGGGGATAGCGCGACCCTCCACCAGTTCTTGTGCCAGATGCAGGAACTGCGTGTTCTGGGAGTCTACGTTCACCTCGATGAACGGGGAGCCGCTAGCAAACTCAATGTACAGGTACTCTCGCGCTGTCTTGCGGATTAGCAGAACAGTCGTACTTGCTGCCAAGGCTGTATTTAGCCTGATATTAGTGGAGCTGGTCCAGGTGTACCCAGTGGTTTCCACACCGTCTAGGTATACATGAATATAGGACTTGTCCAAATACTCAATATCGCACTGGATATCCTGGGTACCAGCTGGCTTGATTTGTTCTTGCCAGCTGAATGCCATATTACTCGTCTCCGAAGTTATTGATGATAGCTCGCGTAGGTGCGAATTCCTGGATTAACGGGACCTGCTTAGTGAAGGTCTTGATATCCATGTTACCGGTAGCCAGGTCCTGTACAGCCCCAAGCAGCCCTGTGACGTAACCCATAGACGCCAGCGAGTGTCGGGGAGAATCCCCCAGGAAGATATCCTGCAGTAAGGATACCCCACCAATGGCACTCATACCCATCACGGACTCGCCGATGAGTTTCTGGGTGTCTACGTCCTTCCCGTCCATGCCGTGCTTGGCCATAGTAGCCAGCAGCATCAATGGGAACTGGTACGCCATAATATGGGCTACACCAATCCACCCAGCATCGTTCAGCTCTCTACGCAGAATCTTGTTAGTGGCAGCCAGTGCGAAGCTCTGGTACCCTACAATGACTTTGCCGATGGGGTTGAACTGTGCAAAGTGTGAAGTCTCGCCAGTACGAACCTGCTGTACCAGGTAGTCCATCATACGCGTCCCCACAACCTCAACTTGCATTTGCAGGTCCGGCTGGAACATAGCGCCAGGGTTAGCCTTGTTGGCAGCGATAGCTCGGTCCGCAACATCACGAGTAAGCCCGAAACGCTCCAGACGCTTAAACGCCTCAGCATCACCCTTGAACATCTGCGTAAGCTCGTCCGCCACAATACCGGAGTTCAGGTTAACCTGCAGCCGGTGCACCATACTCATGCCGTTGACGTGACGTGCAGCCTGCCCAACGTTCTGGGTGACGTTGAACCAAGAGGCCTGACGGGTCAGGTCCAGGTTATCGTCGGCGTACGTATTCAACCAGCGGAAGCGCATCTCCTTCTGGATGTTGCCCCGCAGCACGGTGTCTAGACGAGCAGCCATATCCGGAGTCTTGATAGCTACGGCACCTTCCTTGAACCAAGGTTGGTAGCGCATACTGCGCAGCACTCTAGCCATGCCAAACTCCTTCATAGCTAAAGCAGTGTCAGTCAGCTGATACAACCCGGAGTTCTTAAGCATGGTAGCGTTCGCCATGTTCCCGGCTGCACGCAGCAAGTCCGGAAGCTGTCCAGCGTCAGCAGGTGCCCCACCCAGGATAAAGTCGATGGTGTCGTTGACGGTCTTCTCCCACTTAGCGGAATCCGCCAGTGCATGCTTAGACTCATCAATCATCTTAGCGAGCTGTCCCAGGTCCTGTACGCCTGCGTAGGCCATACCTACACGTCCAGACATACGGTTAGTGTACCCGTGCATAACCTTGGCTACGTCAGTATCCATCAGGTCCTGCATGCGCATGCTCTTACCGTTCACCAGATACTCTTTGTCCATGTTGAACCGAGTACGCTGGCGCAGGTTCCGCGCAGGGGATGTGCTACCGGATTCGCGTACGTTACCGGCTAGGAAGCTCTGGATTGCAGACTCATCTACACCGGCGCTACGCATAGCCATAACGACCTCATCGTTACCTATGCCGTTAATCAGCTGCTTCCACATAGGGCCAGATTGCCCGGCACGGCCATTGTAGATACCGTCAACCATCTCCTTGGCAACACGCTGCACTACCTCTGACTCCATGCTCGGGTACACGTCCCGTAGGGCGGACCTGAACAGGGCGCGATAGTCATCCAGAGTGTTACCCTGTGCGATACCTTGACGCATCTTGTCGTAGCTATACTGACGCGGGAAGTAGTAGTCGGATTTAACCAACGCACCATCATCCACTAGCCCAGCATTGAGCATATGCTCGTGCCACTTGCTAGCCCAGCCAGAGCGGCGATAGGCATCAACCAGCGGAGCAATCTCTGCATCCGGCACCGGCACAGCTCGACCGTTTACGTCAGCGCTATAAGCAGCATCCAGGTACTTGCTCAGGCGGTCTTCCAGTGCAGCCCGCTCAGCACGGAACTTACTACGATGGAAGAAGCGCTCAGAGAAACCTACACCCTTTTCCTTCAACGCGCCCAGGATAGCGTCTTCCACTACGCTGGCGCTAGCGTCCATCTCCAAAGTGAGGTTGCGCTTGAAGTCCACTACAGACGGGCGACGGCCACCTACGGCGGACGCGTCCGACACTAGCAGTTTAGCCAAGTCTTCGTTGCCTTGAGCGATGTTGTCGTACAGGGCAAACATAGTAGAGAGCTTCTTCTTAGCACCGTCCAGCATAGCTTGGGCACCCTTAGCCTCGTTGAGGGCAGTGCTGCCAGCCAGGTCCTGGAAGGCTTCGCTACGGAAGCTCTGGGCTTGGTCTGCGTAATCCTTAGCTGTCCACTTAACGGCGTCCTCGTACGCATCCAGGACATCTTCCAAGGCAGAGCCTTTGGCCTTAATGCCCAGGGCGTTCATGATGTACTCACCCAGTTGGCGGAGCATGCTCTTACCGGTTGGGGATTTCGTCCGCGCCAGGTGCTCAACCCACTCCGGGCTGTCACCTAAGCCTGCCAGCATCTCGTGCACGTTACTAGCGTAGTACCGCATACGCGGCGTCAGGGTGGAGTCAGCTGCAATAACAGCGCGCACTTCCTCCAGGCGCTTAGCAATCTCGGGGTCACTGTCAACGGCGCGCGCAGTGGCGGCATGAATCAGTTCGTGCACAGCTACCCTGCTTGTGTCTGCATCCATGGCGCGCAGTGCGTCCCCGGCTGTAGTCCAGGTGCTGCCGTTGGCCTGCTTAGGTGCTCGTAGAGATACCTCTCCTCGCTTAGCTAAATCTTGCTGTGCGTAAGTGTAGCGGCTGCGGTTTGCGGAGCCTGCTACCAGTTTAAAATCAATGTCATTTACAGCGTCACCCAGCGTGTCCAGAATAGCCTTCTGGCCTGCTGTCAAGTGCTCAGACTTCTTCAAGAACTGAACTACGTGCTGTGCTTTCATGTTCACGGAGGCGGTATTGTTTCTAGATACTTGGATGCTTTCATCCAGTGTCTTAGTGAGAATTTCCTCTCCCTCTCCTACTCCGGTAACATTAGCATCCCTAGCTGTACGAGTTGTAGGCGCTTCTGGGTCGAACATAGGCTCACGCCCAGTGCGGGCCTTGGTAGCGGCTTTAGCAGCCTTAGACATATCCCAGAGCTGGTCTAACCCGGCTACGCCTGCTACCAGTGCAGTTACCGCAGCAGACTGGCCCAGTTGGTCCTGTGCGTAGAATGCAGAGCCTACATCCGCAGCACGAATAGCAGTACGTGCAGCTAAGCCCGCTCGGCCAGCAATACCGGCGGCAGACATCGGGGCCAGGATGAACGGAGAATCTCCTACCAACATACCAGCGAACCCTGCCACTGTGTTGTCAGCCATTAAGCGGTCACGGTCACGCTGCTCAAGCATCTGCTGCATGCGGTAGTTATAATCCTCGACCGACACTGAGTCGTGCAGGTACTCAATCTCTTCCTGATTTGGGGCATACAGCTTAGCCCGGGTATCGCTGCTCAGAGTCTGCTTGGCGTTAAAGTTCTGGTCCCGGTCAAATGCCGGTGCAGAGGCCTTACGGATAGCCGCAGCGATTATGCTGTTGCCCATACCGGATGCAAAGCTCTCCCCAGCTGTAGTGGCTGGAGTCTTGGCCTGCGCCAGTAAGGAGGCACGCTCCAGTGCGTTCAAGCCGTTGTCTCCGGCATCGTTCCAATCTACGCGCTCAGGCGCAGGTTTAAGTGTTGCGCCCTTAGCAGAATCCTTTTCCTGTGGATTCGGTTCTTGGTTCAGAAACTGAGCCATAATATCTCCTAAAAGAATTTTGATAAGGGGAGGCCCCGGAGGGCCTCTAGTTAGTGCGTTGCCTCAAAGAGCCAATCACGTAGGTTTTGTTCCAGGTACTTCTTACGCTCAGGTTGGGCCTGCTTGTACGCCGGGGTATTACGCAGCGCCTGCCAAGCCCTACCCTGGGCCTCAGATACAGGATACTGATACGCCCCCACCGGGGACTTAGCAGCCTTGCGTACCTGTGCCATCGCCTCTGCTACGGGGCCAGAGCTACCGTTACCCCCATGATAGTTAAGGTCCACCATAACCTTTAACGCCTCGTCGGAGGCATTCAAACCCTGCCCCTTGAGTTGCTTCTGCACGTTCGGAACGTACTGCTTCTCCATAGAGGATTTGAGGATACTGATACCGTCGTCAATGGTTACTTTCTGAGGAACTGGCATGCCAGAGTTAACGTGCAGGCCGAAGCCTACGCTACCCTTGCCCTTGCCTTCTCGGAACCCTTCGAACTTCATAGTGGTGGCGAGGATGTCACTAAACAGCGATGGTTCCAGCCCAACCGCATTACGGCCATTGACCTGTACGCTGACAGCACGTCCGTTATCGTGGTCGTAGAAGGTGGCGGGACGTACACCCACTTGCTCGCTACCAATCTTCATCTCTCCAGCCAGTACTGAATCATACGCAGCTTGTGCAGTAGACTGAACGTCGCGAAGGTTCACAGACATAGTCTGGAATGTGCCCTTCTTGTCGAACACGGTTACGGTCATATTCTGACCTGCGTTGCCCGCGGTGGCGGCCTGCACCACTACACGTTCCATGTTGCTGGGGTCAGTGATAGCCTGGACTTGGTTTTGAATCTGCTGCTGCAGCGTAGCCTTGAACTGCTCCTGGTCGCCCTTGTAGTCGCCCATGATAGACTGCAGAGAGGTCCCTGCAGGCAGATACACGTGCCTCGGTTTACCGGCAATCTCCAGCTCGAGTTTACGGGCTTGGATATTACCTTTGAGCATCGTGTTGATGTCCTCGGCATCCTTACCTACCAGAGATTCTGGGTTGCGGCTGTACGTGTAACGGTACTCTTCCTCCATAGCAGCGCGCGCTTCCTGTCGCTGAGCGTCGGCATCACCAAAGAAACTGAACCAGTTGCTGGTACCGCTAGGGTCCACCATCTTGTCCGTGGGATTACTCTGGATATTACTGTAGCGCCCACTGGCTTTGTTACGTGCCTGGCGGCGCAGGTCATCCAAAATAGTGTCGCTGGCGTTACTCGGGTTTTGTGCAATAGCTTTCTGCACCACCCCCTGCCACTCAGACGGGACCTCAGACAGCAGTGCCATCTTACCTAAGTCCGTACTGGTGCTATAAGCCTGCGCCCACAAGTTGATGCTGCTTACGTTCTCACGGGAAACCTCGCCATCCTCACCGAGCTGGTCCAGCGTAGTCAGCGTACGTGCCATGTCCGAAGACATACGCTTGTGCGCCTCATTTACGGCCCACGCATCCTTGCTGTTGCTTCCATATGCCAGCAGCTGCAGGTTCCCTTCCGGAGTGTCCGGAAAGCTCTTGAGCAGCTCATTGCGAGCTTTACCCAGGTCTCCCTTGTACATCCCCGCCAAAGTGGAGCTTGGCATATTCCCAGTAATCGCTGTGCGCAATGCCTGAGTGTCTGCTGCCTTCTCGCGAATGGTCTGGGCTTTGTTCCAGAACTCCATGCTGGTCCCAGCGCTGAGCACGTCCGATGCCGACAGCTCAATGACACGACTACGAATACGCGCCATCGTCTGTTCCTGCTGCTCAGGAGTCTGCCCTTCTAAGGAAGAGATTGCGTCAGAGATTTCAAAACGGGCCTGGGTCTCAATCTGAGCACCAGCGCGCTTGAACTCCTGATACAGCGCCGCATTGACGTCTACGGAGTTGACTCCGAGTTCCTTGGTAGCCAGCTCTTGCAGCTGGTTGATTACCAGCGGGTCCTGCGTCTGCTGCGCTACGCTGACCAGATACTGCTTGGCCCGGTCCAGCTTCTTGCTCTTGTCCAAGTGCTCAGCAGCCAGGATGCTGTCTAAGCCGGTCTTGATAGACATCTGCGCAGCGGCACCCTGCCCTGCCTGTAGGCGCTGATAGAACTCGTCACTGGACGAGCTGAGGCCACGGTCAAGGGCGCGGTCAGCCTGCGCCACGGCAAACGCAGCCCGTCCTTTCTGGAAGGCTGTATAGTTAGCCATGCTCGTAGCACGGAGCTGTTGCAGCACAGCCGTAGCAGACTGCTTGGACATCTCTGGGAGGTACATACCGAGCTTGTCCGACATAGACTGGACGTGTTCTTGCTCCTGCTGCTGGAACTCCTCGTCAGTCAGTCCGGACTCGGCAGCTTTCTTAGCTCGGGCAATGCTATCTGTGCGCCACTTGGCTAGTGAGTCGTACGCAGCAGCGGATACGTAGCCATCCTGGTAGGCTTCGCGTACGAAGATGTTCTGCTTCTGTACAGCCTCATCTTTGGAGGCCGTTGCATCCACAGCACCCTGGGCATCCATAGCGCCGCGCACCGTGGCGGCGGCGGCGTTCTCTTTGATTCCTTCCTCGAAGCCTACTCCGAAGTCCTGTACGAATCCGGACAGCGCAGCTAATCGGTTGGCCTTGCTTGCGTCTACTGCTACTTCACCGGCAGAAGAGGGTAGTTGTACCTCATTGGATTGGAGTTGTACTCCACCAATATTAAGCCCCTGCCGGGTGGGTTGAATTACAGGCATTTACTTCCCTCTCTGTTTACCAGGTGTGAACCTTGCTGTCACCCTTGCTGCCCCACAGGTCATACAGAAACGAGTTCTGTGCTGTAGGCTCCACGCTGGGTGCACTAGGTTCTGGTGTAGTTTCTGATAGCTTATTACCCACGTACTGTCCGAGCATCTGCCCGCCTACGCTGAGAGCCATGTTAAACATCTTGTCGTAGCCGCTCTCCATATCCATGTTCGCTAGGCCTGAATCAACGGTCTTATCCACGAGCATGCGAAAGCCCTCTTCCTGGGTTGCCTGCTGGTCCCGTACACTGGCCTCTTGACGCCCCGCTACCGTGTTAACGGTGGCTACGGCGTCCTTAACAGACGCCCCCATAGTGCCGGAAGACGCAGCCTGTAGTCCTACTTGGCTCTGAGCCTGCAGCTTCTGCTGCTGGATGTTAAACAGCGACACCTCAGTCCGGTCCCTGGACTGGGCGCGTTGCAGCGCAATGTCGTTGAGCTGCTTAGCGGTCTGCTGGATTACGGCCTTGTTCCGTGCCTTGGATACCTCAACCTGCGCCCCAGCACCCAGCAGTTTAGAGCCTGCTAGGGCGGCGGCTGCCCACCACATACCCATATTAAATTCTCCGTCTGCGTTGGTTGTAGCGCAGGATATACGAGATATCCAGCACGTTCAGTTCCATAGAACCCTCAGTAAATAGCGACACCTCGGTTGTATCTGCGTTAGTACGGCACGGCACGGTAATCGTAGCCAGGTCCATACGCAGGGTCTGCCCTAGCGCCAGCTCCTTTGAGTTCATCAGGATACCAGTTAGCTCACCACCCCAGTTGACGTCCCGTGGGGTGTCTAGTACCCGTACGTCGAAGTGCCCAGAGTTACGTACCGCTACATCCAGGCGCAGCAGGCGCACGTGCCCACTCCCCACTAGTTTGTCATTCTGGTCCCGCAGAATAGGCGTAGTTAGCGTGAACGTACTGCGGTAACGTCGCCCGATTACGTAGGTGCCATCAGGTACGCCGCGCACAACCCGCAACATATTCTCTCCAGCTATCTCCTTGATGCCGACTTCTGTAGGACCCATAGGGTCATTAGGCAGGTACGTTAAGATAAGCTCTTCCTTGTAACGGTCAGCCCATCCAACTGGGCGCAACACCTCTGGAACAGTGAACACCCCATCCTGTACCTGAACTTGCTTCTGCAAATCCGAATAGGCTTCACGGTACTCAGAACCCAACTGATAACCAGCACGCGGGTCCATAGACACTATTAATAGTTTAAAGGTGGGACTGGGTCCTTGCATGTACAAGAACACCTCATCCTCCAGCGCCTGTACACTCAGGATTGGATACGGGAACGACCATTTATGCCACGCTGCCTGCATCTTAGCGCCGTCACTTCCGCCCCACATGAACTCGTAGACCAGTAGGCTACTGCGCTCCCCGGACATGCGAGAGAAGGCCATGTTAGTGACGCTAGAGTTTTGCATCTGCAATACCCTGCCGGGGATATACCTAGGTAGGTGCACCGTGGCGTCCTGAGTAGTATACTGCGAGGAAGTGTAGGGTGACGGGATTAGCTCTAAGATACCTGCGTAGCTATCGTTGCGCTTGTTGGGGTAGATTACTGTCTGCCCCGCCATCACCGGAGTAACACGGCTATCGCACTCGTATGTGCTGGTAATGCTAATGCTTGCGTTAGTGGGCGTAAGCACTGCTGAGCCAGGTACAACGGCCTGCATGCTATTAGCGAACAGGACCAGGTCCCGGTTGAACTGTACAGCTGTACGGTACACAGAATCCTGTGCAGACGCAGAGCTAATGCTGATACGGTCCGTATCTAGCAGCGACGTCACAGTAGAGCGGTAGAAGCGCTGATACAGGCCCGAGGCTGACATATCCACGGAGCTACCACTAAGCAGAACCAGGCGGCCCTGGAAAGCTGCGATACCAGTGATGTAGCCGTTCTCAACGAATCCTGGGTCGCTGTTGTTATCGTCGTTGCCTGCTAAGCGCCCCTCCCAATCCCGCGCAATGATGTTGTCATCTGCAGCAAGCTCTCTGGGCATGTTCGTAATCTTGGTGATGCTACCGTACGCCCCCACCTCAGACCAGGTGCGGGTGCTATAGCTGAACTGGTACCACGCTGTCTCAGACGAGGCTGTACCTACACGGCACATCGCTCCGTCAGCTTGCGCTGGGAGCTGTGCAGGAAGGTCCTGCTCCTGGTCTACACGGGACTGGTTGGATACCCCAGCGTAAGTATCACCAGCGTCAGAGGATACCACGCAGTTGCTCAACCCGTAGAAGAACAGGTACGCGCCACGTACGCTCACGTTCCCAGCTGGCAACCCGTTCGCTACAAGAGAGTCCCGCAGTTGCTGGGCGACGTAAGCACCAGATACCTCCTCAGCGTTGCCACTGGTGCTACCAGCAGCCGGGGCGGTATAGTCCCCCGAGCAGTCTACCCCCGCAGAAGTAACTGTGACGTTCCAACGTTTCTGGAATGCTGCAGACTTAACGTAGAAGAACCCAGTGGTGCTGGGGTCGATACGCCCAGTGTTGTCCACGGTTGTGTTCGGAGCCATCTCCGTGTTCAGGATATAAGTCAGCCCAGCAATACTTGCGGTCTGCAAAGAGGTCTGGCCTACGGTGGTGACAAAGTACGGGTCATTGCCGGAGTTAAGGATGGTCTTTCCATTCTTAGCCAGCAACCACCAGTTACCATTGCTGGTGTTAATCAGCAGATGCCTACCATCAGTTCCACGCTCGACGTATTCGGTGAACAGGGAATCAAGCCCCGGATTATCAATCGTGCTTTCCCAGACAATCTCACCCGGAGGTCTGCGGCGGATACCGGAAACCGGGTCGCTGAGCATGTTCAGCTGCGCCCCCAGTTGGCCCGGTTGGCGCTCTCTCGGAACCTGCTGGGAAACACCCTGCAGCAAGCTCTGAATAGTACCTTCTAATGATTGCGCCATAACCTCTCCTTAAACCATAAAACGAGCGCGGCGGATTCTGCGTGCAAAGCGTGTCTTGCTGGTGCTGAACTTCTGGTTGCGCAGATGCTCCCGCAGCACCATGCTCTTGTAACGCTCAGCTTCCTGTGCGTAATTAGCGTAGTTGCTGTCGCCACCCAGGTCGTTGAGGTATACCTGTGCAGTGGTGTAGTTGGCCACCCACATAGCTGCGTGCTCCGGCAGGTCCTCAAAGTCCAAGTCCAGGACTATTTTGAGCTTAACGGAGCTGTCGAAATATTGGTTCTGCTCCATCAGGTCGTACAGGTTCCCATCACGTACCCCATACTTGGAGTCAGAGCCAGCATCGTACACAGCCAGTTGGTTCCACGGCACTTTAATAAAGCCATCAGCAGTGGGGGCAACTTCACGCTCAACTACGTTAAACCAGAATCCTGTGCTGAGTAATCCACGACGGTTGCGTGCAAGCGCAGAGCGAGCTAACCCTGCACTGGGATTACTGGTGTTGATGTCCATAACGCGGGACTCCCCCAGGGCTTCCAGCGTCAGGTTCACAGCATCTAATTCTCTCATATTTGTTCCTCTATTAAAGACCCCTTGGACCCTTAAGACAGGGACAAAAAAAAAAGCCCCTGGCACCCGAAGGCACCAGGGGCGCGTATTACTCTTCCGTAGTATCGGCGGCTACGTCAGCCGCCTTACGGGTTTTCTTGGTAGCCTTGCGGCCAGACTCAACCGATGCCACCTGGATGTTCTTCGCTACATCGGTGGCGGCCTTAACCGCCTCCCGCTGAGCTGCATTGGCCTGGAGAGTCTCCAGACCGAACGTAGCGATTACTGCCATTGAACCTCCAATTAGGACTTGGTGGTGAAGGTGAACTTGGTCACTGCAGCGGTGTCCGGACGACGCAGGCCGATGTTGTACATCGCGTAGCAGTCCAGCACGTTGCTGAACTCACGCTCATCATCCCAGATACGGGAGGTGAACGGCTTCGCTTCGACAGTCACCAGGGTCTTGGACTTGCTGAAAGTCACCATACGGCACAGCGCATCGTCAGAGGTGACGGTGTACGCAGAGCCCAGCGGGTGCGTACCAGCAGCGGTCGGGAACTCGGTGCACTCAACTACAGGCACGCCGTTCATCTTCACTACACGACGGTCTTTGTAACCATCATTGTTGGACGCACCGAAGTCCAGGTTCAGGAGCTTCGGATGCTCCAGCAGACGCGAATAGGTATCGACATCCACCAGGGTAATCATATCCGCCAGCGGGGTCTTGCGCTTGATGAGTTCATCAATACCAGCCTTGTGGGCCAGGTTGATGTTCATGGCGTTCGCCTCCATCTCAGCCTGGGTCAGCTGCGTGGAAGGGGTAGCACCAGGAACCAGAATAGCTGCGCCTACCTCGATACCGTCGTTGAACGCCGGTTTCAGATGCGCCGGTGCAACCCAGGAGCGGCCCTTAATGAGCTGAATCAGGTGCGCCTGGTCGAAGGTCTCCGCGAACTCGGAGCCGTTGTTCTGGCCCATCTCGGTCAGGAAGTCCGGGCCGGTCCAGTCATCCTGGTAGTCAATCGGATTACGGATATACAGCACCGTATCCACCACGATAATCATCTTATCGTTACGGACCGGGGTGCTATCCAGCGCCTCACCGGAGCGACGACCCTTCACCGAAGAGGTGTTCAGGCGGTCAATACGGTAGGTGTTGGAACCGCTGATAGAGCGCTGGCTGGAGAGACCCAGGAACAGAGCCTGGTACTGGAAGCGGGTGTCGACTTCGTTCTGGTACACTTCCAGGTGAATGTCTACGTCAGACGCCGAACCGCCCCAGTGCGGACGAGTCAGGTTGCCATTATAAATAGTGTTAGCCATGCTTTAGTTTCCTTTATAAATAGAATTAGAGACCTACGCGCTTACCAGCTTCACGGCGTGCGAGCAAATCGTTATAACGTTGACTGAACTGCGGGGATGCCAAGCTACGGTTGCCCGCTTCCTGACGGAGTTTGGTATACTCTGCACGGAAGTCCGCAGCAGATAATGCATTGTTGCTGGCTACGCCTCGTACCATTGGGTTCTGTGTCTTGATAAGACCCATATCCCGGCAGAAGCCCGCCACCAACTCGGCAGCCTGCTTAAGCTCGCCTGCGTTAGCTAGTACACGAGCTGCGTTACGCAGAGGTTCAGGGGCCTTGGAATTAAACAGCTGCGCTGCTACCTCCCAGTTCTCCTTCCCGCCTACAATATCGTAAGCTTCCTGTACTGCCTTGGTGGCTTGACCAACCTGGTCTTCCAGGTACGCCTTAGCCAACAGCTCTGCATAAGCAGCGTGCTCGCCGAAACGTTCCTTAATGAAGGCCGTATCGATTAGGTTAGGGTCCTGATACTCCAGGGCCTTACCAAGTGCCCGCACCATATCAGAGTCAGTTAACCCAGACACTTGCTTCAACATGGCTACCCCGGCGTCAATCGTCGGATTGCCTGTTTGAGCCAGCTCCTGGGGCTGCTCCTTAGCGCTATCGCCACCCTTATCCAGGGCCGCTTTTAGGGCTTCGATATCCAGAGGAATCTTAGCAGGTTCAGGGGAATCTTTGCCCTGTTGCTGCTGGGTAGGTGCAGGTGCATCCTGCACGCCTTGATTATTCGGGGCGTTAAGGGGAGCACTCAGGCCCGGAATCTTAGGGCCGCCTTGGTTCTCTACCTGTGTAGTTTCTAGGTTCTGAACGTTTTCTACGTTATCCATCTATGCCTCTGTTTTTAACTTGGTAATAAGCCCAGCTGCTTACCTGCTACTGTTGGGTCTGCTGCTGTCAGCCCCTGGAGTTGGTCCTGCGCTGCACCTGCGGATACATCGGCAGACGCATCCTGAACTTGCTGCTTCTGCTGCAGCTGCTCTTCGGTGTACATGAACGGCTCGCTGACGATACCGTAGGCGTCGAAGTACCAGTCTACGCACGCATCCTTGTTGAAGCGTGGAGTAATCTGCTCAAGCACCGGGATAGCCAGCTGCATGGACTGTGCCGCCTCTAACAGCTTGTCCGCCGCCGCGGCTTTAGCCAGTGCAGAGGTACCCACCGTAACGTTGATGCTCACTACGCCTTCGCTGAGGTACAGCTTAAAGCGAGGATACACCAGTGCAGTGTACAGGTACGCCAGCTTACGCAGCCATGTGTCGCTCAGGATACTGAACCCACCACCCATAGCAGCTTCCGCCTCTTTGGCATTCTGGCGAATCTCGTAAGCCGTGACACGCTCACCTTGCCTTGAGTTACCGGTGTACATAAACGCACGAGACAGTTTCTGTTCGAGCATCTGAATGTTGCTGGCAATCCACTGAATCTTCTGGGCAGAGCCGCCCTCGTAGGCGGTGACGGGGGATTTGCTGTTCCCGTTGGAACCGCCGCCGCCCACCTGCACAGCCTCACCCGTCTCCGACGTTGAGAACTCGTCTACATCTAACCCGGAGCTTGCATCAATCAGCGGAATTAACCGCGCAGACTCAACCTCGTAGTTAGTTAACGCTTCCGACAGTACGGATAATCTAGCGAAGTCCCCGGCGTAGTCCTCTACCAAGCCGCGCCCGTAGTGCTCACCACTAACAAGGTTCCACACCAGCACGTTGTAAGGAAGCTCCAGCTCCGGATAGGTGCTGCTTTCCCCGATACGGTGTCCGTCTGCTTCTTGGTACACCTCGTAGCTTACTACCTCTGCACCGTCCTCTGTCCGCTTAACTTTGCGACAAACGGCAGTGTAGATATCAACGTCGCCGTATGGGTCTTTGTCACGGTAGAAGGTGTTCTGGAAATTCTCTGGCAGGTCCTGGACGCTTGCGCGCTCTCTGATAATGAGTCGCAGGACGTTTCCGCTGCCATCCCTTCGAACGGTAAAGTTACGGACTGAGTAGACGATGGATTTACCTGTCCGCTCATCAATATACTCCAACGCATTACCTGTAACCAGCAGCAGCTTCACAGCTTGCAACTTCGCAGCATAACCGTCTTTCTCAAATACTTTCTGTGACGCTGTGTTCTCAACCTCGGCCAGCTTAGATTCTGCCGTAGCTGCACTGCCCAACGAACTAATGAACTCGTCCAGGTCCGAACTCTTGGAGAACCGGAAGAAGCTAGTGCCTTGTGGGAACAGTGCCCCTACAATCTTAGTGGCTGCAGTGTTGACCAGCTGCGCACCTGTGCTCTGGTAGTCACGCTCCAGCGGTCTGCGTCTACCGTCCAGGGAATCGTCCCGGGTAAAGATAGTGCTGAGCGTCCACTGCGCGAACTTCTCAGAGGCATCCAAGACACCTGCGTCCTGGTCCTTCTTAAAGAGTTCTGCTAATGTTGCTTTTTGTTCCAAGCTACCCCCTTACAGGCCCAGAGGATTGCTCTGCCCTGCTTGTCGCCGTTTCTTCTGCTCAGACGTAATTGCATCTGCAGATGCAGAGGCAGCCCCTGCTGGGTCAATCTCAGCAATATTATCTGCGGCGCTATTAGCCTCTAAGGCAGCCTGTTGTTTCTGTGCAGCCGCAGCTTGTTCTGCCCGCCGCTGCTGCGCCTCTAATCCTGCGTTGTCAGTAAGGCCGAGCATATCCGTGGCCTTGCCTAACAGTTTACCCAAACCACCACTCATTCTGACCTCACTAAATGATAAGTTGTCTTGTACGTGTTATCCGATGTACTCCGGCTAATGGCGATACGTCCAGCGCGCATACACTTAGCTATTGCGTGCAGGCCCTGCATAATCACAGACACTGCCGCGCCGTTGTCCGGTTTCAGTACGAAGAAGTCTGTATACAGCACAGGCTCTACGTAATGACAGTCCTCTACGGCTTCTGGGTAGTAGCTGACAGCGCCGACTAAGCCACCTTGGGAGTCATAGACTCCCAGTATATACTGCTTACCTAGTATACTCCCCAGTACTCTCCAGTAGTGCTGCTCTGGAGCTAGGCCCCGACTAATGCCGTGGCCCAGTTCGTGCAGTTGCTTCACTGCGTCTGTAATGTCGTCTGACTTATACAGAACCTTGAGAGTGTAGTCGGAAGTTTTACTAGTGTGTTTTAACTTCATTCCTACTCCGGTAACATTAAATTTTATGAGAAGAAGAAAGGCGATTCCAGCACTTGCCGGATGTCCAGGGAACCCACTTCCGGCATATCCAGGTCAGTCAGGTCCGCCCCAGCTGCTGCTGCCGCGCGCGTAATATCTCCCAGCAGGTCATGCTCTTCGTAGAGGCGCACAAACTGCTCACGTATGTGCCGGTGCATAGCATCAACGTCGGCTGCGTGAGTAGCCAGCGAGTCGTGAATAGGTACAATATCCAGACCGTCAGCGGCACACAGAACCATCATCAAGTGCGTACTATCCAGGCTATGCACAAAGTTCGGGGCAATCCCGGAGGCTGCCTTACGCTTGTTACAGGTCTTGAAATCCCGATTATGCACACGCATGATGGTGAGGTTCATACAGTCAATGCGTACCCGCACTTCTTCACGCTGCGTGTAGCGGTTCATTACAAGTCCGCCCAGCGGCGTATACCACTGCAGGTGCTGGCTTGCCGGTACGCGTCTAGCTAGGTTCTGCAAGTACCCCATAACCGCCGCAGCAGCAGGGTTTGCCTCCTCGATAGCGGAGCGCATACGCGGAGCCAGGTAGCACGACAGGTTCCATAGACTATTAGTCTCGGTACCCTCGTATCCCTCAGCGCAAGCACCTTCGAAGATGTAGTCACTGCAGCTACGCACCGTGGCGCTGTAGAAGTAGGTCATACTGGGTCGCTTGGTCATGCTACGGGTGA